TAATCCAACAGGCGTAGCGATTTGCGGCATAACACCATTAGCAGTAACACCTACAAAAACAAACTTACCGTTTACATTCATTTCTTTTAAATCTGTTTGTGGTGTATCAACCCATGAAATCCATTTACGCCCAAGACTATCTGTTTTAACTGGGGGTATTCCTCTAACAGCTATTTCTTGTACTCCGTTGTCATTAGTAGTGATTATATAAGTAAGAGCTCCTGTTAAATTTTTTAATACATGAACTCCAAAAGAAGGAGCCCAACCGTCAGGCGTTTTTAATAAGAGAGGTATTCGCCTAACAAGTTGGTCTACTTCTGTGGGGGCTATAGCAACTCCTTGTGCTATATCATCATACAAATAATAATTTTGTTTAACTCCTGTAGAAGCTAGTCCTCCAACATCAGGACCTTTAATAACGGTACCTGTTGTTTTAGGATAATTTTGATTACCGTCTTCAAAAGTTGCTATTACACTCGGTGAATAAGTTAACGCACTAGCAAATCTTTCATCTCCTCCCATTCTATCTGCTTGCGGAAATGATATAACCCAACCAACCCCAAGTGCACCTTTACCTAATATTTCTAATTGTATATCTGCTAAACGTTCTCTAGGTAATGGATAACCGCCTTCTCGCTCTACATCTTCTTCTGTTATGTTTAATATAACAAAATTACCACTAGGTATTTGTTCTTTTATTAAAGCATCAAAAGTTTTTAATTTTAAGATTTCTGTAGGAGTGCTTTGGAATACTAAAGGTAATGCTAGTATTATAAGTATAGGAACTATTAATTTTTTCAAAACTCCTTCCTTATATCAAAACCTACATAACCATTGTGTAAAACTACAACCATAAGCATGCCATTCATTATTTTTAAATCTTTTTCTCTATATCTCTGTGGAGTTTTATCTAAAACAATATACAAAGCTCCTGTACTTATTGCTTTATGTAGAATTAATCTTTCTAAAGATGGTTTATTTCCAATTAATGGATTAACTTCAACTACTGTATCAAAATTTTGTATATGTAGATTGGTTATATGTATATCAATTAAATTTAAAGCAATATAATCTGTAAATAAATCTTGCTCTTTTTCTGTCCAATCTTTCCATTCTGCTTGTAAAGGTAATGCTAATAAAGGTAATAATATAAATATAAGTTTCTTCATCCGCTACTTTGGTTAATTGTTATAACAGAGTCTCCTCCACCATTGATTTTTATTATATTAGATACTCCGTCTTGTATCAAAATTACTGTATAACCGTTTCCTGAATTTAAATCTACTTGTACTGATTCGCTTACTTTTCTACGTAAACTTATAACTTGTCCTGTTACTATTGTGGTGATTTGTGTATCAGAATCTTGACCAATTAAAGTACCAGAAATATTTACACCTGTAGCTGCAGCTAATTGGTCTTCTTCTTTTTCTATAGCAAGAGCGTCTAATACATTTAATAAATCTTCTAAGAAATTAACATCTAAATAGTTAATATCTAATTCTGTAAATTCTAAACTATCGTCTTCTAAAAAATCTTCTGCTAAATAATCTATATCTAAATCATTAAAATCTAATAAATTTACTGTTTTAGTTGTTGCTGTTTCTTCTTGTTGAATAGTGTCTTCTTTAGGCGGAGTAACAATTAACATATTATCTATAATATCTAAAGTTAAATCTAATATTACAGGTTTGCTAGGAGTGTTTTCCCAAACAGAAACAGTTGTAGCTTGGTAAGGTTTATTTAATAAAACACTGCCTGTAGCCGTAACTACTTCTATTTCGCCACTAGATAAACCAAAAGGGTCTGGGAGTAGAATAATAAGTGAACGACCTAATTCATCAACCGTAGCAGTAAAGTCAGTGCCACGAATAGCTATGTTTGCAGTAGGGGTTTTTAATTGTATATTTTGTTTATCTATACGGTTTAAATTACCCGTAATAAACCTAGCTGTACCCAGACCAAAAGTAAGTGCCATTTTTGCTTTACTTGGGTCAGGGTCATAAATATATTCATCTATTAAAAGTTGTGAATGTTCAGTAAGTTTTACTACGGATTCATCTAAAAAAGTAATAGCCATACGACCATTAGTTGTAATAGCTTCATCATTACTTTGAATAGCGAATTTTAAATTAGCGTCGTAAGGTTTATCTCTTACAATTTGTGCTGAACCATTTAGTTCAGATACATCACCGATATCAGCAACTTGTGCTTGTGCCTTGGTCGTTTTGAATGACGCACAAAGTACCACTATTGCCAATAGATATAATCTTAAGCCAGTCATTATCTAATGTACTTGATTGTGTAATATTGAATGTTCTGCTGTTACCTGTTTGGTCTAAATAGAAATAACCTCCTGCGTAACCTGAACCTGTAAAGTTTACTGTATTACTATCACCATCAACATCAACATAAGAAGTACCGCCGTCGTAATTTATATCAAAATCAAAAGTGTTACCGTCACCCTGTATAATCCAATCTAAATCTAACGTAGCAGCAAGAGCACTAGTGCCATGGTCAAGAGTAAAAGTATTTGTACTTCCTGTTACGTCTACGTTATAATTTGAACTATCGATACCGTAGGTGTTTGTTGGGTCGCCTTGAATAGTAAAAGTATTACTATCACCATCAAATTCAAAAAAGCCTGTTACAGAGTCCCCTAATATATCACCAAGAAATTTGTTTGTATCACCTATTTGGTTAATATCAAGAGTTAACGAAGTTCCGTCTAAATCAAGAGCCGTTAAACTTCCTGCTGAAGAATTTAACCCACCAATAATATTACCAGAACCCAGTTGTTCTAAATCTATATTAGCGGTAGCACCTGATTGGTCTACGTATATTTCATTATCAGCCGCGTATGTTGTCAATGCAGTCAGCATCACAATCAGGCTCATCAATTTTAATTGCTTCATTTTTTTCCTCCCAAAAACCTTTATCATACCCTATTTTGACGATTTGCAAAACAGCCTCCTCAATAGCTCTTTGTAACGCCAATGTTGTTGGTTCATTTTCTGCGTCTCCTGTTTCTATTTCCACTAATTCTGTTCCAGCCTCTATAAATCTAAATACATCTTGTGATTGACCATAACTATATATTTGCTTATTTATTAACACATCTATCAAAACTTCTCCTGTAGCTATAGAAACCATGCGTAAAGCAACTGTGATATTATCTACTCGATATTGTTTACTCATTCCAATACCTAAATATCTAGCACCAATGCCCCCACTTTTAATATTTGTGTCATACCCAATTATGGCACCTTCCATAAGAACACCTGCAAATAATAACGGCATGATAGGTTTAGGACCGTCTTCTTTTTCATTTTGTTCTCTTGCAGAACGTATAAGTTGTCTTTCTTTGGTTAAATTATCTAAACCAACTCTTTCAGCTACTCTAAAAAATTTACCGTTAGCTGTGTGCTTTAAACTTCTAATTAATAAATGACTAGGAGCTTGTGTTACTGCAGTAGAAAATAAAGCAAACTCACTATTACTTTTTCTTTGTCCTGTTTGGTCGGTAAAACTATTAGGGTATACTGCTACCACTATAGGTACTTTAGGTTGTGGTGCGTTTAATAATTCTTCAGATTGTATTTGTAAAACATTAGGTAAGGTTTTACCTTTTTGTATAGTTGAATCTACAGGAGCTAAACTACAACTAGAAAGAAAAATCGCCAATAGGCAACTGTATTTCTGTAACATTTCCATCTGCATCGGTGATAATTAAACTTATAACTCCGTCTTTGATACTATATTGTATAGTGTTGCCTTCTAAGGTTAAAGTTCCTTCAGTGCTGGGAGTTTCTCCAAATAAGTTTTCTACTAATTGTCTTGATAGCTGAGCATAGATACGTGATTCAAGATTCCTAATGAATCTAGCAAGCGTTGTGTTTTCTTTATCTCTTTCTATTTGGTCTTGAATTGCTTTTAGTTCTTCTTTGATACTCATCTTCCTATTAAACTCTTG